TAGGTTGACCCATTGGGGATTCTGCTTTTAACGTCCAAACTTTATTAATACACACAAGCGTATTAGTATATGGAGATGATTCCTTACGTGACAATGTAATACGCTGATTTACGCTATTACCAAATTGAGTTGACATAGCACCTGCATTCCATTCATTGTTATTTTTATTTGATTTTATAGACATTTCACAAGGTACTGATCCAATTGAATCCCATAAAAATAATAAATCATAAGGTAAGTTGCCTTTTTTCTGTTCATCCATTAAATCTAAAATAAATCCAGCAACATCTTCAATGGAATTAATAGTTTCTCTATCTACATAAATAAAATTACCATCATAGTTAACAATTTCACCTGTTTTTTCATCAACTACTTCATTTACTTCCATCCCCATCATTTTAGCATGATCCCAAGACCATTTCATCTCAGTAATAATAAAAACAGGCATAATACCTCGTTTCTGGGCTGATACTGCTGCTTCTAAAAGTGCAGTTGTTTTACCTGTATCTGAATGACCCCTAAGAAGTACAATATGTCCCATAGGAATACCAGGAATAGAAGTAACATCCTGAAATGCGGGTGATAAAGGAATCCATTCTTGATCTTTAAACTTAACATTCTGCTTTAGTCCTTTTTTATCTTTAAAGGCATTTAAATCAAATTTAGATTTAAGTTCTTTGGAGGCAGCCTCCGTAAGTGATTTTCTTTTCGCCATTTATATAATTATTAAAATGGTAAATCATCACTTGTGTCTGATTTTTTACTATCAAACAACGAATCAAATTTATCAGCTTTAGTAGTTGAATCTTTTCCTTCAAGTGAATAATTATTACTATTTCCACTATCAAACCCAACTGCTGGCTCTGATGATATTGAACCTTCTTTTTCACTTTCACCTTCAGGTGTTAAAAATGATTCTAAATTAGATTTTACTTCATCAAAAGTAAGTCTTTTAAATACATTTTTAGGATCTGGTTGATCATCTAATATTTTAGAAACTAAAGATGGGTCTGTACTAATTGGCGAAGTACTCATTGATGGTGATATTGTTGTTTTATTGTAAGGAGTTCCTGTTACTTCAGGTCCTACGGTAGTTAATTTAATATCTCTACCTGCTGATGCTTCTGTGTAATCTCCAATTTCATCATCTGATGCTAGGTTTAAAAATGCTTGATAAACTTCCTTACCAAATTGCCATAATTTTACACCTTCAGCTTCTTCACCTCTTACAACTACAGGAGCAAATATACGTGTTTTAGCATCTAATTTTTTAGATAAATACCAATTTTCTTTATCTCCACTTTCACGTAATTTTTTACAAAATTCTTGAATTGGATCTTTCTCACCCCAATTCATTGGAGAAGCCATTACTCTTTGACCAATACCATAGTAAAACATCATTTCAGTAAAGGGAAATGATTTATTATATTTATTAGGAACAATTCTGATTTGTTGTTTACCTATAGAGGGTTTCCAAAATAATGATTTTCCACCTCCTTTATTTGAGCTCGATTGCGTTTGAAGAGACTCTAACTTCTGTTTGATTTGATTTAAATCCATAATAACTTTTTTATTTTATTTATAACTGTGATTAATATACAACAAACTCCTAAAATAGCCAAACTATAGTTCAATTATTTTGTGAATTTTTGTTTTTAGTTGTTTTAACTCATCATGTTGAGTTAATAATACTGAATTTTTGTAGTGTTCCCAAGTTATAGGGAATTTAGTATCTACTACACCACCATTTAGCTTTTTAATTAATTCATTTAAAGCATTAATAGTATAAAGTGTATTTGTTTCTTTTTTTCTATGTACTAAGATAGTATTTTCAGGTAAATCTGATATATTAGCTTGGTCAATATTATATGTACATACATACTCATCATTAGATGTGATGTATAAGACAAATATCTTATTATACATGATATTATATCTATCTGTAATACCACTTAGAAGACTTTCTAAATTTTCTAAGGTAGTAAAAGTACAAAATAATTTGTTATTCAAATCTCCTAAATTTTGATTAGTAATGTCCGAAAAGTCGTCCATAGTATACATATTAGGTAATTTATTTAAAATTGTAGTTGTTTCCATAGCATGTTTTTATTTGTAGTTTATGTTTAATAAACAAATCTTTAATTTCACTCAAAACCTTCTCCTCTTCTTTACTAACATCAAATAGAAACGAATCATAAGTATATAAAACTAATTTTGTTTTTTTATTTTGTAATAACTTAATTATTTCCCACAATATATGAACATTCATTGCGGTCTCCAAGTTTTGCAGTAAATAATTTAAAAGTTTTTGGGGTTTCATTTCGCTTAATTTTTCTTTTACAAATCGATGTTTTGAAATAGGGCACTCAATCCAGCCTTTTTCATTAAACTCTTCCCATAAACTATCAGTATATACTTGAACTTTTTTAAAAAACTCTAAGTCTTTATATTGATCGAAAACTCCTCCATATAGTTGTTTAAATGTTAATTCTTTTGCTTTTTTATACTCAACGCCATACATTTTCGCAAAGGCAGTATGAATATCCTCACTACCAAAATCATAATCCACCAACTTAGCCAACAAAGTAGGGTGGTAAGCACCAATATCAAACTCAACAAAATTATCATTGCGGGGAATAAAACTTTCTCTACTATTATTTTCTTTATTAAGTGCCGCATAATTTACACCTTTGAATTTATTGCTTGGTCTGCCTGTAAGGGTTTTGAAGTTGTATTGAGTGTAGACATATTCTCCATCGATAGGATGAAAGTGCGATTCAAATTTTTCTCTATTAATTCGTATACCACTTCGTTCGATGGCGTTGAAAACCATTGAGGATTTATTATTGTAGAATTCATTGATTGGTTCATTTATTTTATCTTTAAGGTTATTATATATTTCTTCACAATATTCATAATGTTTAACTATAGGTACAATTTTATTTACATCTATTTTATTTGGATATCTTTTATTAAATATGTGGTGGGTTTGTAGTAGTTCTGGTATATACGGAGGAGTATATTGGTTAATGTCGAGAAGACCTTTTAAAGGTAAATAATGTAGAAATTCTTTTTTATCTCTTACATATATGTTATTAAATTTATGTAACATTACGTTTACATCCGTTATATTAACATTTACTGTTTCGCTATGGTGGAGTGGGACAATAAATCCTTTAGTTGATATAGACGGTCTAATATATAAAGCACAAATACCATTTTTTGATGGATGTATTAAATAACTATTAGGAATTATTTCAATAAAAACATCTCCCCAATTAGCATTTGAAAAGTGTTCAAATTGTGCTTTACTTTCAACTAACCAAAACATAACTTTTTGGTTTTAATATACAAAGATTTTAATTAATATCCACCTCCAATTGAAAGATATGTTGAGGATACATATCCTACATTTTGAGTTTCACCTGTTTCTACTACTTCTGTTTGATTTAGAGAATCAACTATTTGTCCTACATAAAATCTTTTATAATATAGTTTTAAATGACCAGTTTGAGTATGTGTAGATCCTACCATTGGTCCTTGTATCATATTAATATGATAAGGACCTACATAATCTACTCCATTAGGATAAATTAATTCATTACCTGTTGTTGTAAGATTATTTGCTTCAGGATAATGATATAACTGTAGATAATTTTTATTTAAATAACTTTCTAATCCTGTTTTATTTAATTCTTGTTCTTTAACAAATATTGATCCTTTATTACTATTAAATACTTTATCTATATCTCCATTTATTTGCCAATTAAGGGTAAAAGATATAAAATCTTCCCACATCCAAACAGGATTTTGAGCTTGTAAATCGTCATAAGTTTTTTGATTAATCTCTAAACATGAATTAGGTTGATTAATTTTAAAACAAAAGTATCTTAAAAATTCCCCTTTTTCATAATCCTCAGGAGTTGGCATTGGTTTAGAATATAAAGGGTATGACCTTACTAAAGTTGGATCTTGATTAACTAATATCCCATAAATCGAAACATCTAAAGCATCTTGTCTTTGTTCTTCAAAAGTAGTACTTTCATAAGCACCTACATATTCAGATTGTAAATTATATACTCCCTCTTCTCTAGCTAGAGGGGATGATATTTCATTTTCTGAAAGCTGTATTATTTCATCGTTTGGGGGATCATTTGGGCTTCTACCAGTAAAAGCTGAGCCATTAGATAAAGTATAATAAAAACCAGTATAGGGTTGTTTATTTTTAACATATACCCAACTAAATCTTTTAGTAAATTGGTTTGATTTTATTTGTGATTTAGGAATATATACCATAATATTATAATTGAGGTGCAAATGCTGGGTTAGCCTGATTTCCTAATCTACCAAATGCTTCCCATCCAGCACCTGTTGCATCTTCGATTTGTTTTAAAAAGGATTTTACAGGAGCAGAATTAAAAAATAATTGTAAACCTCCATCTAAATTTTTAATTTCAAGTTCAAATCCTCCTGCTGTTGGTCTCCCTGCATTATATAAAGTACCATTTAATTTATCTACTGCTGCTCTTGATTCTTT